ATTCTTCTGTAATTGATGCAAATAAAGTTTGACCTTGAGATGATTTAATAAATAATTCTATAGCACCTTCTGTTACAGGATTGCTTTTAGTGTAGTTATTTTTTTGAGTTTTTAATATATCTAATTGTACTAAGTCATCATCTGATGCAGTGCCATTGTCAACTTTAGCTTGTATTTCATATATCTTAGGAATGATTTGTTCTAGTTGTCTAGCTATTTCTAAATCTCTATATGTTTTACCACCTGTTTCTGATCCAAGTATATCAGACTGTGCACCAATTAATGTTTTAAACATATCAGCTTCACTATTGTATTTGTTTATAGATCTATCTTGTATACCTTTGTTGTATGCTGCTCTGCTTGTTCTAAAATTAGAAAATGGTTCTTTAGCTGATAGTGCTGCTGTTTGAAATATGTTTCCTGCTGCAGGTCTACCAATTAAATCTAAACCAAAGTCTATTTTAAAATCTCTCATAGAATTATCTACAGGCATTGGTGGTGCCTTGTAAGACACTTGCTCTGCAAGATCTCTCAACTGCTGCATGTTCATGTTTCTAATATCTATTTTAGAAAGATCATTTTGTTCAACACTTCCTGCAGGATCTTTGTATCCTTGTCTTAGTCCAGATGTAATACCTTCACCGGCACTACCGCCTTTTCTAAACATAGGTCTTCTCATTATTCTATTCATGTTATTTTATATGTATTCGAATCCTTTACCTGAATTGTTACCACCACCAAAAATACCACTTAAAACACTTGCTGTTCCAAGAGCCGTTTGTAATGGTGTAGGGTTAGGTGTTATAGTTGATTGATTACCGAATGGTGCATTACCAGAAAATAGACTTGCAACTCCAGAACCATATGTACCTAATCTTTCATAAGGTTCAAATGCTTCTAATCTATTTGCTTCTCTTGTTGCATCAAGGCCTGCTTGTGCTTGTGCCTGTTGTAGTCCGCCCAATCGACCCAACTGGTTAATATCTGCTGTTTGGAAATCTTGTATGTTTCCAGCTAATTGTCCTTGTTGATTAAATGCTGTCTGTGCATTTAAGTTAGCTTGGTTAAATCCTTGTTGTAATAATTTTGATTGTAGTAGTGCTCTGTTAGCATCTGCATCAGATTGATACTCTGCTCTCATCACACCCTCACGTCCTCCACCTAAGTTACCAGACATCGCTGCTTGTTGCCCTATACCTGTTAGACCTGCTTGAGTTTGTTTGTCAAATTCTGATAGTGTTGCATCAATTACATCTTGTTGATATGGAGACATAAAACTTTGATAACCTTGTGGTCCTGAAAGTGCTGCTTGTTGTGTAAGATAAGGTTGATATGCTCCAACACCTGATCCTGCTAAATTATATGCTTGTGTCTGTAACGCATCTTGACCAGCAACTTGTGGTGCAAGTCTAGCTGTATCTAATGGTATAGATGTTAATCCTGCTAATTGTTTTCCGTAATCAACACCAAGGTCTGTTACGTATTGTTGTGGTAAATTTTGTACTTGTTCTATTGCCATTATATAACCTCGCTTAATCTCTCTGAAGTTTCAAACATTTCTCTAGCGCCACCTAAACCTTGTGACTCTTCTGATACTTGTCCGCCTGCTTCTAAATGTTTCATCATGTTCTCCATAACTTTTGCTCCCTGATCTATATCTCCACCACCTGCACTTCTAACAGCATCTGCAGTAAATACAAACTCATTTACACTTAATCTTGCAGGTACGTCATCTGCTTTTTCTTCTCTACCAATAGGTACAAACCCACCTTCAGCTCTGTAATCTTTTTCCATACCACCAAGGTCCATGATTCCGCCTTCTGCCATACCTATTCTACCGCCTAGATTATAGCCTATTCTACCACCGTTAGCTGCTGCAGTTTTATACACTTCAATCATTTCTGTTGGTGAATATTTTCTAGCAGATTCCGCAGGTAAAAAATTTAATCCTGCTGCCAGTCCTTCTTTTTGACCTAGTACATTAGCAGATTTTTTAAGATCAGCTAACGCTAATGCTGTTTGATCTGGAGCCATAGCACTTGTAGTTCCATCTTCATTTTTTTTAGTAAACAGTCCTGCTACTGCACCACCAATTGCTGGTATAATATATTGATTTAAACCATCTTCACGTGTTTCTTTACCTTGTTTATCTTCACCTTTTTTACCTTTAAACAAAGTATCCAAATAACTTTCATAACCTTCCGGTTCACTATCAACTCTTTCTTGTGATTCTCTTTCTAAATCTTCATAAGATTTTCCAGTGAAAGCCATCTCAATTGGATCTTTAATATATTTTTGAAAAAACGAACCAAGACCATATTGTTTTCTACCATCTAGACCCATGATACCACCATACGCTGCCATCTGTCTTTTATCTGGTAACGGTCCTATTGGTTTTGGTTGAAAAGGATTAACTGGTTTTGTTGGATCTTCTGGTAATGGATTGCCACCAGCCATTTCACCTTCAGCCATAGCTTGTTCCATAAATTGTTGTAGAGACATAGGTTCCATACCTTGCTCTAACATGTCCTCAACATATTTTAGATATTCTTCTTCTAGTTGAGCCATCATCATTTGTTGCATTTGTTGTGGAGACTTAGGACCTTCATTACCACTATACTTTATAGATGGTGCGTTAGTCTCTAGTTCTTCTGAAATTTGTATATCTTCTATTCCCATGGTTTTGTCAGTTTACTTTGTTTTTCCTACTAAATCAAGAGTTGGCATGATAACTTTTACATCTTGTGCCATGTCTTCATTCTTATACCCTTTAGCTTCCCAGTCTTTTCTTGTCTTAAAAACCTCTCCAGTTTCCTTGTGTCTGTAAGTTTCTTCTACTTTAGCGTCATATACTTTCATTATGTTGTTACCTCTTTCTTGATATTTAGATAGCTAATAGCTACATCAAACGAATCTGAGCTGCTTGATTGTACTGTAAAGGCTTTACCACCCTCTACTATTAGTGGCTGTGTTAATAATTCTGTTGTAACATTTGCTGTTAATGCTGCTGATTTAATAGCTGTAATACTATTATTTGTAATTGTCACTGTAGGTGTGCCAGCAGATGTAACAAGTATCGATTTAATAACAATAGTTTCATTGACTGCGGGAATACTAGCACCCAAAGGTGTCAGAGCGGCACCACTTGTGCTGTTATCTATACCTACAAATTTATATTGGTTTACTACTGCCATTAATCTAAAAAGAAACTTCTAGCTTCTATCTCCTGTTTTAATTCTTCTTGAAACGTTGTGTTAAGTTTCTCAAGAACTGCATCTAAATCTCTAACTAAAGACTGTGCTACGTCTTCTTCATACTCTGAACTTGCTCTAGTTAATGATTGTACTATCTTAGCCATTATAAACTTGCAATGCCTCCTCTTCTTGCATGAAAAGATTGTCCAAAAGAAGCTGTTCCCATACCACCTTTAGAATTATCTTTACCACTTTTACTACCAGTACTACCACCATCATTATTGTTGTTGTTATCACCGCCTTGATAATCAGGACCTGAATAAATTGTGCCATCAATTTCTACAGCACCTGCACCACTATCTAGTAATGCATCTTCATAATTTCCATAATCTTTTCCAGAAGTTATTCGATCTGTAATTTTATCTAATCTTTTATCTGCTATTCTTTGATCTCTAGCAGCTTCGTATGCAGATTGTGTATCATAACCTGTAAGTTGTTTTCTATATTTATTACCCAACATTGCTAAACCTGCTATTCCAGCAAAAGGTAGTAAAGAAGAACCTGCACCTTTCATTAAAGTATTTGCTCCTAACCTTAATCCTGCTCTTTTAAACATATTTGTTAAACTACCAGGAGAAAAAGCTTGATTAATTCCACCACCTGTTAGTATGTCTATTTCTGTGGTGTTTTCTGGAGCAGCTATACCTAATTTTTCATAAGCTATTTCTAAAGCTTTGTTCATACCGTATTGTTTTGCTAATGGTATTGCTATAGCCATTACTAATTGTTCCATTATCGTCTTCCTCCAGTTTGTATATCTAACCTAAAAGTTCCTAGTTTCCAACTAGTATCTACTGCAGTATTAGATATTGTAAGAGCTATAGCTCTTCCTCTAGCACGTGTGTCTACTTTATCTGTTGTAGATGATACCGTAAAAGGACCAAGTGATGAGCTTGCAGCTGTGTCGTTTGGATAATTTCTTAAATCTAATTGTACAATAGCGTTTCCTTGTTGTGCTATAAAATCTGGTATAATTCTACTAACTCTCATTATGTTTTCTCCATCACCTCTAAGATCACCTAAGTTAGTTGCAGCTCCTCTAATAACTTTTTGTGTAATATCATAATCACCAGATGTAATGTTTGCTGGAATTGCAACAGCAGCTGTTGCTGCCTCTTGTTGATTAACTCCTGTTTCGTGTTCAAAATAAACTGTGCTTCCATCTGTATTACCTCTGACATCAAAAGAAGTGTCAGCTCCTGCACTATATCTTGTTGCATGTGGTAAACCAAACACAGCAGAATCTTCCCATGTTGTTCTAGGAAATAAAGAACTTGCATTAGTAAACCATATAGGTCTTTTAGCTGTTGAATCTAAATAACTATATGTAACTGATCTAGTGTTTACATTAGATGTAGATGTTGGATAAAACCAAGTAATCTCACCAAACAAATTATTAATACCACAATAAATTAATTGATTTGATGTAGTATTAAGATCATCATAAACATAGTCTTCAACTAAACAATCCATAGATTCTAGTTTACCTGTATATCTAAAGAAACCATTATCAGACATCCAGTACGCAGCACCATCAACCTCTACTGCTGCATTCATACCAATCAATCCACAGTTAGTACCAACTTGTTCGAAAGCAAATGTAAATGGAGTTCCTACAAATCTCATAGTAAATAAAGAAGTATCACTCCAAACATAAATAGCATTTCTACCTAGTTTAGCACCCATGATCCGTGATCCGGCGGCCAGTCTTTGTGTACCAGCACTATTTTCAGCTGTAGGTGTGTAATCTGTAATATCTTCTTGAGATGAAAATCTAATAAACATGTCATCTTGTGTAGTCTTATTACCAATAGTTGTTTCTGTTCCAAAAAATACTAAGTGACGGTCAGGGGTAGATACTAACATATCCCGTGACGCTGTTGGTGCACCTGATATGATAGTTGCTCTTGTTGCTGTAGCATCAGCTGCATCACCGTCCCACTGAAAGCATTCTCCGTTATGTATTAACGCTATAAGA